AGGTTAGCGATGAAATGGCACCAACTGAAGCGAGGTTGGTGCAATGTCTCAAACGAAGTTGGGTTCATTCACCGAGGCCTGGGCGAACATCGCCGTAGGCTTCGCTATCAACTGGTCAGCGAACATGGTGTTCTTGCCCATGTTCGGTTTCTCGTCCATCACGGCCGCAAAGGCCTTTGGCATCGGCCTGGTCTTTACGGCCATTTCGTTGGTGCGCCAGTACATCTTGCGTCGCTGGTTCAACGGCCTCCGATTTGGAAACACGGAGGCCGAGACGTGAGTATTCCGACCGATGCCAAGAAGCGTAAGGGTGTGCCGATTGCCTCTGGCGTTCTGAATTACTTTCCCGATGCGATAGCGGCTATCGCCGAGCTATCCCGCATCGGGAATGACCAGCACAACCCAGGTCAGCCTTTGCACTGGAATCGCAATAAGTCTACCGATCACGACGACTGCCTTGTCCGCCATTTCATGGAGCGAGGAACCATTGATACGGATGGCGTGCGCCATTCCACAAAGGTCGCTTGGCGTGCACTTGCATTGCTCCAGACGGAGCTAGAGAAGGCCAGTCTAACCAATATCCCAATTCGGAACATCGAGTGGCGGGACGGATGGATTCTCCTTCCTAATGGATGCGTTGTCCGCTCAGGCAAAGGCAAGGCCGTCCACATTCCACAGATATCCACGCGGCATGGACAGAGCCATCCTATGAACGCCGAAACGCTTCGCGACGAATACGCCCGCGACGATAACTCAACCGGAGTCTGAAAGATGTCCGAGGCAGCACATGCAAATACTGGCCGCATTGGGTTTGTGGGTCTACTAACCCTCTTATTCATCGGCGCAAAACTGTTTGGGGCAATCGCGTGGTCTTGGTGGTGGGTTCTGTCGCCGCTTTGGATCTCCGCGCTGATTGTCATATTGATTGTAGCCATCGCCATTATGGCAACCATCACTCCGGGCTAAGAGGATTACTTCAATGTTCTTCCAGAACACCATCAATAAGATCATTGGTGACCTTGAGGCTAAGGTGTCCAAGCTTCTTTCGCATGCCGAGGACCTTAAGGCCAAGGCAGAGGACAAGCTCTCCCAGGCATCCCAACTTGTGACGGAAAGCAACAAGCATGCTGCGGAGGCAGACCGTGCCGCCCGCGTGGCAGAGAAGCTTAAGGCAATCTTGGACTGATATGGCAGCGCGTCGCCATTTCGTGATCCCCGACTGTCAGGTTCGTCCGGGCGTCCCAACCGATCATATCGATTGGATCGCCCAGGCCATCGTGGACTACAAGCCAGATGTCATCGTGAATATCGGTGACTGGTGGGACATGCCTAGCCTGTCGTCGCATGACGGTCCTGGTTCGCTCGCCAAGGAGGGGGCCAGGTACGAGGACGACGTAGATACAGGGAACGACGCCTATGCCCGTCTCGTGGCTCCTATGCGGTCAGAGCAGGCGAGGCTGATCCGTGGTCGTCGCGGCGCCTGGAATCCTCGCTGCATCTTCACGTTCGGCAACCATGAGAACCGAATCAACCGGGCGATCAACAACGACCCTCGTTTCGCCGGCACGATCGGTGAGCACCATCTGGACACTCAGGGATTCGAGCGGCATGCGTTCCTCCGGGTGGTCGAGGTGGACGGAGTGAATTACTCCCATTACTTCCAGATGGAGAAGTCAGACCGCCCCATTGGCGGATCGATGGACAACCGGTTGAACAAGATCGGTGCGACGTTCGTGTGCGGCCATGAGCAGGGCTATTTGGTCCATCGACGGCCACTGCCTATCGGCCGGACCATCCACGGCATCGTGGCTGGGTCAGCCTATTTGCACGATGAGGGATACCGCGGCCACCAGCGAAACAACGACTGGCGCGGGATTGTGGTGCTGAACGATGTGCGCAACAACGGCGACCTGGAGCCGATGCCGGTCACCTTGCAGGCGCTGTGCCGGAAGTACGAAGGCATGGAGCTGCACGACTTCCTGCGGAAGAAGTACCCGAATGCTGAGCAGCGATTCACTTTGGCTAGGCAGCTCTAATGGACTTCAGAGTCTATCTCGGCGGATACCAACCGCATCCGGAGGTGCTCTATTTGAAGGCTGGCATGACTGGCAATTTGAAGAGCCGGATTAATAGCTATGGCGGTGTACTTCCAGGTGGAATGACCTTCATGTGGGCAGCAATTGTAAGTAGCCGTGGTGATGCGCTTAGGGGCGAAACTGAGCTTATGAGGTCGCTTGAGTCTCATGGTGGGTTTACGCCAGTGAGTGGCGAGTGGTTTAGCTGCGATCCGTTCTTGAAGAGCGTTGCAATAGATGAACTGTTCAAGATCGGGACAAGGCGGATTGAGGTCAGGTGCACGCATGTTAAGCCATTCTCAAGCGGTAAGCGGGGCAGGCGAAATGAAGGTTGAGGCGCACAAGAAGGAGCTCCATAGCTTCGATGTTCGCGGGATGGACATCGAAACGGTCCTCATCGGTCCTGTAACTCAGCAGATCATTGATGCTGATCGTCTCGTGCGGACCGAGTTTAGGAATGGCTTCCCAAACTGGATGATGTATCGCACCGCTCTTGCTGGAGACTCCATTTTTCTGCCACGTTTGCGGGAGTGGGCCATCGCATTCACCTGGGTCTACTGCCTGGATGGTGCCGTCAAGCGCAAGACGCTAAGCGATGAGTTAATTGGATGCGTGTCACTGGATGTTCTTTCCCGCCTAGTGTTCAGTCGGTGGGTCGCGCCGCACAGTGACATAGCGGCGACGATTAGCGTTGACCGAAATACATACAAGAGGCTTCGCGACCGCATTTATGCCAGGCTGGCGGCGAGTCTCGATGAGTACTGGATTCGCTTAATCATTGCCTATCGAGAAGTGCGCAGACATGAACGGTCTGAACATGGACGATATCGGCGGTAAAATATAACTGTGGTCGAAAAGTGGTGACGAACCACCGGCCTCCGCCGCTGCGACCTAACGGCCGGCGGCACCTACAAGTTTTGGGTGGCAGCAGGCTAGATATCGGCCATGCGGGTCCGGCTGCATGGCGAGGTCGGGAGAGGTCCGAAAGGTTAAAACCCTCACAACCTTGGGAACCCGTGGCCTGTAAAGCCGACGCGTAGGCGTTCTGCCACCCAGATTCATTCGGAGCCAGCCATGACCGACGAAACCGAAGTTGATATTGTCGGCGAGATTGACCTTGAAGAAGACCACGGCGATGCCGATTGGGTCGTCTACAGCGGCGGTGGTACGGCCAACAGCGGTCAGTACATCTTTCCACTGGGCGTGGGTGAGTTCTGCAAGTCTCGCGGTTTCGAGGCGCTGCACATTCCAGACAAGCCTGGGGACATCTACGGCCTGAGCGCCGAAGAGGACCGCTGGGTCGTTATTGGCAAGGGCAAGAGTAAGACCAACCTAACCGCGGTGAAATGACATGGCAAAGCTGACTGGCAAGTAGAGGAAAGGTCTCCTTTCCAGTGATTTCGGCCTTCCCGGCCAGCGCAAGTATCCGATGCCGGATGCTAGTCACGCCGCCAACGCTAAGGCTCGCGCTAGCCAGCAGGAGGCTAAGGGCAATCTGTCGCCCGCAGCTAAAGCCAAGATCGATAGCAAGGCCAACAAGATCCTCGGCAAGAAGAAGTAACCATGTCTCAGGGGAATGAAGTGCTTCGTGATGCTGCTATGGCGTCTCCGCTGGCAGCGTTCTTCGGGGCCAGTTGGATCGCCGACATTCCCTGGGGGCCAATCTCCTATCTGCTGGCAAGCATCTACACCTCGATGCTCATCGTCTAGCTTGGATACAAGGGCATCAAGTGGGTGAGGGCTAAGCGCCATGGCAAGCACCCGTCTTAAGGTCGGAGCCGGAGCCGCCAGTCTGGTTCTGAGCCTGGCCGCTGGTGTTGTCGTGCATTTCGAGGGCTATGTCCCCGAGACCTACGCCGATCCGGTTGGCATCCCGACCATCTGCTACGGCCACACGGGCAGCGATGTAACGCCAGGACGCCAAGCTGACAGGTCGGAGTGCGATCAGCTTCTCAGTGGTGACTTAGCCGTAGCCTACGGGGCTGTTCGCCGTTGCATTGCCGTGCCGCTCAAGCCTTACGAGGCCGCGGCATTCACCTCATTCACCTACAACGTGGGCGCTAGTGCCTTCTGCCAGTCCACCTTGGCACGCAAGGCCAATGCTGGCGATATGCCGGGCGCATGCGCAGAGATGAGTCGCTGGGTCTATTCGGCCGGCGAGAAACTTCCCGGCTTGGTTCGACGCAGGGCCGAAGAACGCGCCCTTTGTGAGGGTAGGCAGTCATGAAGTCCTTGGCACATCTCGCGGTCATCTGGTCCTTACTGGCCTTCGCGGGGTGTGCGTCTAGCCCGGTGGATAAGATCCACAAGGTTGCCGTCCATCTCACCATGGATAACGGCAGCTGCTCGGGCACAGTTGTCGGCAAGAACACCATCTTGACCGCTACTCATTGCTTGGCTGATGCGCGCTCGCTCGCCATCGATGGGATTCCGGTGGTGGTCTACAAGGCTTATGACGATAAGCACGACCATTTGCTGTTGGTGACCAGCCTGAGCTTTCGTGATGCTGCACTTCGCGGCCCTGAAGCCAAACAAGGGGATTCGGTCTATGTGATCGGCAACCCTGGCGAGCTAGTCGATATCTACCGCCAAGGCACTGTAGCTGGCTACAAGGAGTTCCCGGAAGCACCAGCAACGCTGTATGACATCAATGGATATTTCGGCGATAGCGGCGCAGGCATCTTCAACCACGAAGGTCAGCTGATAGGTGTTATCTCGATCCTGTACCAACAGGTGGGCAGCGGCTACATGAAGACCATGGGCTCGTTCGATTTGGCATTTACCCCAGGCCAGTGGCAAGAGGCGGTCAATTTCGACACCTCCATGCCAAGTCTGATCTATTCAATGAAATCGCCATGATGTTGATTGTTGTGGCAATCGTGGCGATTTATCTATTCATCCTCTGCAAATACGGGGAGCCGTTCGAATGAACGACGTAGTAGGCGGCTTCTGAGATGGGCCGCATCAAGCTGATCGTTTTAGCCGTGGTGGCGATCGCACTGTTGTTGGGTGGCTGGCATTTCGCCCGCATCCACGACGAAGCAAGGCAATCCAAGGTTGAAATCAAGACTCAGAAGCAGATAACCAAGCGCGCACAGGCCCGAAGCCATGTTGAGCAGGAAACCCAAAAGCTCCCTGATGCGCCTGTTCAGCGGATTGGCGATGCTAGTCCTGATAGCGCTGCTGGCAGGCTGCAAGAGTGGACCCGCGACTGAGCCGAGCAACGGATGCGAATGGATCAAACCTATCTATCCGAGCAAGGACGACAGTCTGACAGACGGCACGTCAAGACAAATCCTCAATCACGACGAGACCGGCAAGCAGATTTGCGGCTGGTCTAAACCCACCAAGGAGAAGAAATGAGCGTTCCCACCTGGCTTGCTGGCAGCACTGTTGTCATTTAGCGCTCGGCCAATGGTTACATCTGCATGCCCCGTGTTGGAGCAGATCCGAGCGAATGCGTGGTGTTTGAGACCTTCGCTGCGCTGACGTATTACTTGGGCGTCAACTACCAGCCTCCTGGTCCGTAATGAGCAAGGGTAGCGATCGCAGGCCACCGGCTGTCGATGACAAGACGCTGGCTGACAATTGGTCGCGCATCTTTGGCAAGCATGATGGGGCGTAGCATAACGGTAATGCCACGGACTCTAACTCCGCCCAATCTCCGTTCGAATCGGAGCGCCCCCGCCATGAAGAAAGCTAACTGGCGTCGCTTTAGAGAGTAGGTGCCGTAGCGTGAACGTTCTTGAGTCCATTGACGAGCAAGTGGCCGGCATTGTCCGCACTTACGCCCAAGAGAACGAGCTGGCTGTCCTGGTCAGAACCAATGGCAATGATGTACGTGTCATCGCTCCGAATGCTCAGCGCGATGTGTTAGCGAAGATGCTTCGTATCGCCGCTAGCATGCTGGAAGAGCCGGCGAGCAGGCAGTTCAACTAAACGTAGACTGAATTTCAATCAGAGGAATCCTTATGTCTCGCGGAGGTAAGCGCGAAGGCGCGGGCCGTCCAAAGGGCAGCCTCGACAAGAACAACAAGTAGCTCAGGGAGATGATCCTAGAGGCGCTCGATCGAAAGGGCGGCGTTGACTATTTAGCCAAACAGGCGGAAGAGCATCCTGGACCATTTATGAGCCTTCTAGCCAAGGTCCTACCCATGCAGGTAACTGGCGAGAACGGCGATCCGCTTAAGGCTAGCATCACGGTTACCTTTGAATGACGGACGCTAAGTTCCCGGCCAAGCTCAAGCCTCTGTTCCAGGCTTGCCGCTACAAGGTGGCTCATGGTGGGCGTGGGAGCGCCAAGTCGTGGAGTTTTGCCCGCGCATTGCTTATCCAGGCAGCGTCGAAGCCGCTGCGTATCCTGTGCACGCGAGAGGTCCAGAAATCCATCAAGGATTCGGTGCACAAGCTTCTTGGCGACCAGATCCAGGCATTAGGCCTTGGCATGTTCTACGAAGTGCAGTAGAGCGTCATCAAGGGCGCCAATGGTTCGGAGTTCATATTTTCGGGCCTGAGTGATCAAACGGCCGAGTCAATTAAGTCGTTTGAAGGCGTGGACATTGTTTGGGTGGAAGAAGCCTAGGCAGTGAGTGATCGCAGTTGGTCGATCCTGATCCCCACCATTCGAAAGGATGGATCGGAGATTTGGGTCAGCTTCAACCCCGAACTTGACACTGATCCAACATGGGTGCGGTTTGTGGAGAATCCTCCGCCCGGCGCCTGGGTGATCGATGTCAACTACCATGACAACCCATGGTTCCCTGAGGTCCTGGAGAAAGAGCGCAGACACGCCAAGTCGACACTACCAGAATCAGATTACCTGAACATCTGGGAGGGCAAGTGTAAGCCAGCCATCACGGGCGCCATCTACGCAGACGAGGTTGCTGCAACGCTTACCTCGGGACGCATATGCGAGATTCCATACGAGCCATCCATGAAGGCTCATGCCGTCTTCGACCTGGGTTGGAACGACAAGATGTCGATCATTCTGGTGCAGAGGCATATCAGCTAGCTCCGGGCTATCGAGTACATCGAGGACAGCCATAAGACGCTAGATTACTACTCGGCTGAGCTGAAGAATAAGAACTGGAATTGGGGCACCATCTGGTTGCCACATGATGGTCAGCACAAGGACTATAAGTCAGGCAAGTCGGCCGAACAGATCATGCGAGAACTTG